AACGCGTACCTCGTGAAGCTGCGCGAAGGCGCGGACGACCCGCCCTTCGAGCTGTGGCGCGTGCCGGCGGAGCGGGTGTCGTGCGTGGGCACGCTGTATCCGGAGGCGTACTGGATCTCGTCGCTCGACGGCACCTGGTACGAGGTGCCGCCGCGCGATGTCATTCACTTGCGCGAAGCGCATCCCGGCGTTGACACGGTGCACGGCCTCTCGAAGATCGAGACGCTGCGGCGCAAGTTGCTCGAGGAAGTCTTCGCGCAGGGCTACCGGACGCAGTACTGGCGCCAGGGCGCGCGGCTGAGCGGCGTCATTCACCGGCCGCTCGAGGCGCCCGAGTGGGACAAGACCACCCGCGAGTACTTCCGCCAGGAGTTCAACGAGGTCTACGGCGGGGCGCGCGGGTCCGGCCTCGTGCCGGTGCTCGATGAGGGCATGACGTTTACGAGCGTCAGCCACAGCGCCGAGGAACAGCAGCTGGCCGAGGCGCGCGAGCTGCACGACGAGGAAGTGGCGCGGGCGTATCACATGCCGCTGCCGGTCGTCGGTCTGCTCCGGCGCGCGACCTTCAGCAACGTCAAAGAGCAGCACAAGATGCTCTATCAGGACGCGCTCGGGCCGTCGATCCAGATGGTCGAGCAGGAGCTCGAGACGCGCCTGGTGCCCGAGTTCGCCGAGCGGGGCACCTACTACCTCGAGTTCAACGTCAACGAGAAGCTGCGCGGCTCGTTTGAAGAGCAGTCCTCCGCGTTCCAGACGGCGGTGGGTCGGCCGTGGATGTCCGTCAATGAGGCCCGCGCTCGTCAGAACCTGCCGCGCGATCCGGACCCCGCGAGTGACCGCATCGCCGCGCCCCTGAACATGACGACCGGCGACGAGCCCATCGACGCCGACCCCGACGAGGCCTTCGTATGACCACCGCGATGCTGCTCCATGAGTGGCTGCTGGCGATCAGCGCCGAGCAGTGGCCCGGCTACCGGGACGCGTACCTCCAGGCCCAGAAGGCCCTGCCCGGCCTGGGCTTCGACGCGCGTGCCGAGCGGCCGGTGCCGGCCCCGCAGGGCGGGATCGCCGTCGTGCCGGTGTCGGGCGCGCTGAGCCGCCGCGGCGATCCCTGGACCGACATGCTCGGCTGGACGACCTACGAAGGCCTGGCCGGCACCATGCGCACGCTCGCGGCGGATCGGAGCGTGTCGCGGATCGTGCTGCGCGTCGACAGTCCCGGCGGCACCGTGTTCGGTGTCGAGGACGCGGCGCAGGCCGTGGCCGACGCGGCCAAGCGCAAGCCGGTCGTCGCCATTGCGGATGGCCTGATGGCCTCGGCGGCGTACTGGATTGCGAGCGGCGCCGACGAGATCGTCGCCGTGCCGGGCGCCGAGGTCGGGAGCATCGGCGTCATCGCGGTGCACTTCGACGAGTCGGGCGCCCTCGAGAAGGCCGGCGTCGTGGCGACGGAACTGACGGCGGGCCAGTTCAAGGGCGAAGCCAGTCCGCTGCGGCCGTTGTCCGACGCCGACCGGGTCGCACTCGAGGTGCGCATCGCCGCGCAGTACCAGCTCTTCACGGCGCGGGTCGCCCGCGGCCGGAAGGTCAGCGTCGACCAGGTGCGATCGGGATTTGGCGAGGGCCGCGTCCTGGCGGCGCCGGACGCCCTGCGTGCCGGGCTCATCGACCGCGTCGCTCGGATGGGCGACGTCCTCGACGCGGCGACCGCCGCGATCACCACGACATCCCGCATGGCGGCCATCGACGCCGACTTGCGGCTGAGGGCGCGCCTGCTGGCGCTAGGCGGCTGAGGCCGCAGGAGAGAACTCATGTTGCTCACGCAGATTGAAGCCGAGAAGAAGGCGGCCCTCGCGCAGGCCGATACGGTGATGGGGAAGGCGACGGCCGAGGATCGCCCGTTGACCGACGAGGAGCGGGCTTCGGTGCAGGAGCACCTGGCCAAGGCCGACGAGTACGACGCGCGGCTCAAGGCCGGGCGCACGGACGTCACGCTGCGCGAGCGGCTCGAGACCTTCCGCGCGCCGGCCCCGCCCCCCGCGGCCACGCCGGCCGACCGGGCCGCCGGCCGTGAGGTCGTGGCGCGCACGTGGGGCCAGCAGGTCACCGCCAGCGTGATCGGCGAGGCCATCAAGGCGGGCGCCTTCCGTCGGCGGTTCGATTCGAGCCTCGTCGAGCTCAAGGCGCTCGAGACGCTGACCGGCATCACGGCGCCAGCGGGCGGCGCGGGCCTGCTCGTGCCCGACTACGTGCGCGGCATCCTGCCGCAGCTGTTCCAGCCGCCCACGGTGCGCGCGATCCTGCTCAACGGGCAGACCGATAGCGTCTACGTCAAGTACCCCATCGAGTCGCTCGCGACCAACAACGCTGCGGCCGTGCTCGAAGGCGGGGAGAAGCCGCAGTCGGTGCTGCGCTTCACGCAGACGACCGACGAGGTCAAGAAGATCGCGACGTGGATCGCCGTCAGCAACGAGATGCTCGACGACGTCCCGGCGCTGCAGTCCTACATCGACGGCCGGCTGCGCGTCTTCATCGCGCAGGAAGTCGACGACCAGCTGCTCAACGGGGACGGCATAGGCGCCAACCTCCTCGGGATCCGCAACCGGATTGGCCTGACGGCGGACGTGACGCAGGGCGGATCGGAGTCGGCGATCGACGCGATCCACCGGCAGATCACCGCCATCATGGCCGCGTCGTACGTGATGCCAGACGGGCTCGTCATTCACCCGAGCGATTGGGAATCCGTCGTGCTCACCAAGGCCACGGGATCGGGCACCTACCTCGGGGCGAACCCGTTTGCGCCCGTGCAGTCGCGCACGCTCTGGGGCCTGCGCGTCGTGGTTACGACGCAGATCACGGCCGGCACGGCGCTCGTCGGCGCCTTCGGCAGCATGGCGCAGTTCTTCACGCGCGGCGGCGTCAGCGTCGACATGAGCAACAGCCATGACGACTTCTTCATCAAGAACCTCGTCGCGATTCGTGCCGAGGAGCGTGGGGCGCTCGCGGTGTACCGTCCGTCGGCGTTTGGCGAGGTAATCCTCACAGGCGGCGAGAGCTAACGCGATGCCGAGTCGGGTCCTGGTCCCGCCGCGGGCGCGGACCAGGCCGCTCATGCCCATGCCCGATTCGTGCGTGCTCGTGACGCCTGACACGCAGAGGATACGCAGTGCTCTACCCGCCGTTGTCCGCGCTCAGGGATCGATCGACCGCGATCCGGCTCCCGCTGGACGAGGAGGCGACAGCCCCGCCAGAACCGATCTCGGAGAGCGAGATCCGGGAGGAGCTGCGGATCGCGTTGACCGACGAAGCGCATCGCATCGAAACGAACGCGATCGCCGGCCGCGAGTGGATCGAGCAACGGTACGGCCTGGCGTTGATCCCGGGGACGCACCGGTGCACGGTGACGTCGACGCCGAACGGCCGACTGGACTTGCCGATCCATCCGGTGACGGCGGTGCTGGCGGTGAGCCGCGTCGACAGCAGCGGCGACGAAGTCGCCGTCGAGAGCAGTGAGTGGCGGGCCGACCTGGACTATCGGCCCGCGCGCGTCTGGGTCGGGAGCTGTGAGACGTACGTCGTGCTGTGCCAGACCGGCTGGACGACCACCGACATCCCCATGACGCTGAAGGAAGCGATTGCCTATCGCGTCTGGGGCAACCTGGATGGCATCCCGGTCGCGGACTGGATGCGCGCCGTGGATGTGCGCGTCCGGCCGTACGCGGTGAGGGGCCTGTGAGCGCGGGGTCCCTGGGGGATCGCGTGACGTTTCAACGGCGGGTGGTGCAGAACGTCGGTGGCGTCGGCCAGGAGACGTGGCCGGACCTGCCGCCGTCGCGCTATCCGGCGTACGTCGTGAGTTCGGCGGGTCGGCAAGAGGTCGTCATCGACGGCAACGTGCAGACGCAAACGGCCCGCCGCTACACCGTGCGGATTCGGACCCGCGGCGACGTCTCCACCGAGGATCGCTGTGTCTACCACCACCCGTCCGGCGATCGCCTGCTGGCGATCCTCGGCATGGGCGAGAGCGACGATGCCCGGTGGCTCGACATCGAGGCGCTCGAGGTGCGCGCGTGAGCCTCGGCCTGACCGTCAACATCGGCGACGCGCTCGCCGACCTGGCCACCATCGATCAGGCGGTGCCGGCGCAGATGCAGGTGATCATCGCGCGCGCGGCGCAGACGTATGCCTCGGCGGCCCAGGCGCGGACGCCGGTCGGCACGCAGAAGAAGCGCGCGGGCCAGCGGCTCTCGACGGGCTGGCAGACGCGCGTGATCGGGCCGCTGCGCGTGCATGTCGCCAACATCCGGCCGCATGCGCACCTGGCGGCCGAAGGCTGGACGCACGTCGGCGGCAAGCACATCGCGCCGTTCGTGCCGTGGATTCCCGACGCGATGCGCGTGCGGGATCGGATGGTCGACGACATCGAGGCCCTCGTGGTGGGCAGCTTCCCGGGCACGCTCCGGGCGCTGCAGGTGCGCCCGTGAGCCTGACGCCCTCGCACGGCGTGGTCGACGCGCTGAACGCCGACGCACTGGTGCAGGCGGCGGTGCCGGGCACGGTGTGGTGGGGCATCGCCGACCAATCGGCCGTGCCGCCGTTTGCGGTGCTCGTGCTCGTCGACGGCGTGAACGAGAACGTTTGCCAGGGCGGCCAGGTCGGGACGCTCGATCTGACGTACGCGATGCTCGCGTATGCGCCGCTCAAGGCGGTCACGGCCGACGCGCTGCAGGATGCGGCGACGGCGGTGCACAACGCGATCCTCGCGCTGGTGCTGGGCGACGAGTTCGACGGCTGGACGTTGCGACGCCGCACCTGGCAGCGCGTCATCGAGCGCCCCATCCCGACCGATGGGGAAGACCGCTGGCAGGCGGTCGGGGGGCAGTACCTGCTGTCATTCGTGCCGAGTGGCGGCGAGAGCGAAAGCTAAGGAGAACGAATCATGGCGGGATACTTTGGCGATTTTGCCGCCCTCGAGATCAACACCGCGGGCGAATCCGAGTCGGCAGCCTACGAGCGGCTGCTGTGCACGACGGCGATCCGGATCAACCAGTCGCGCGACAAGATGCGCGTCGACTGCCAGGGCTCGGTGAACAAGCAGTACGCGGTCGGCAAGCCCGACTTTCAGTTCAGCGCCGAGGGCATCTACGACCCGGCCAACACGCTGCTCTTCACGGCGCTCGATAGTGCCGACACCGTCAACATCCGGATCACGCCCTACGACGACACCGGGCACATCCAGTACACCGGCGATGTCGTCCTCGAGCAGTTCGAGATCGAGGCGCGGCAGGACCAGATCATCACCGTCTCACTGAGCGGTGGCGCGTCCGAAGACATCGTGCAGTCGTTCATTCCCTGACGGACGGCACGGATGGCGGGACTGATTCACGCGGGCGGCGACCGGCGCAGGAAGTGCACCAGCCTGCACTTCCCGTGTGAGCGGGCGACGCTGTTCCTGCGCCGCCAGGTGCTGGGCGAGATCCGCGGCTGCGACAAGGCCGGCGGCTATCTCGTGTTCGAGCCG